ACGGGACCGGTTACCTGGGCGACAACACGAACTTCAGCGGATTCAACTTCGTCAAGAACGATCGGCCGGTCGGCGCGGGCGGGGCGTTCCAGACCAAGGGCGTCACCGTCAGCTATGCGCTGGACGACCTGATCTCCTGCGACCCGGCCCGCACCTACGACATGACCTTCGCGGCCAAGCAGATCGTGAACCCGGACGGCCAGCGGAAGACCTACTCGTTCCTGAGCCCGTACGACATCGAGCAACTGGCGATCATGCCGTACCACTACATGGAGGTCGCCAACACCCGCACCACGCTGGCCGCGCCGCTGAACATCGGCGACACCACGGTCACCCTGACCAGCTCGGCGAACTGGTCGCAGACCAACGTCAACAACAAACGAATCTTGTTCTGGAACTACGTGGACGGGTACGGGACCACCTGGGCTCCCGGTACCTACTCGCGCAATGTCAGCGGGTCCGACCTGTGGGCCGACAATGCCATCGTCGGCAACGTGATCACCCTGCGGACGGCCTGGGCCGGACCGGCCTACGCGGCGGGCACGGTCGTCGGCAACGGGGCCAACGGAGCCAACTACATGTACGGCCTCCAGGCCACGATCATCCCGGGCACCTGGACCAACTACGGGCCGTATCGGTACAGCGGGCTGCACACCGATCTGACCAACGCCGCGACGAATGCCTTCCCGATCGGCACGGCGTTCGTCAAGCTCGGGTTCCTGCTCAACTACAACGGCCCGACCTCCGATGCGCTGGCCGCCGTCAGCAACGTCAACCTGATGCCGGTCCCCGGCCCGAAGATCAGTGTTGGCACCAGTGCGCCGCCCGCTCCTCGGGCGGTAGGCGACGTCTGGATCGACACGACCTGATGGGCACCTACGTGGCGTCCGCGCGGGGCGGGACCACGGCGGGGTCGTCCGTCACCATGACGATTACGGTCCCGGCCGGTGTCACCACGGCGCACACCGGGCTCCTGTGCCTGGCCGGTGCCAATCCGACCATGCCCGCGAGCTTCACGATCACCGGAACCGGGATCACGGTCGCCACCGTGTACGCCCCGGCCGTGGCGAACAACATGTGGCTTGCCGCCTACAAGATCACCAAGGCGGCGGCCGGTACGGTCCTGACGATCACCGGCAATACGTCCAACCTGTTCGCCGGGGCCGTGCATTTCTTCACCAACGATTTCACCGCCGGTCCCAAGGGCGATCGGGCCGGGGTCAGCCAGGCGTTTCTCAACGTGCCGACCATGGTGGCCGCGTCCGGGTCCCGGTGTTGGGTGGTGGCCAGCGACCGGACCAGCGCCGCGACCGCGATCTCCTCGGCGACGAACCCGGCCAGCACGATCACCCAGAACTATTACAACGACCCGAATGTCACCAACGAGGGCGGCACGTCGTTCTACCTGGGCGAGATGATCGTGCCGGTCGCGGCGACGAACCAGTCAGTGGTGACCTGGAACGGCGCATCCGGCAATGCGGTCGGGTTTCACATCGCCGAGGTCGTCACCGGCGGCCAACCGAAGGTGTGGGACGGCACGCAGTGGGTCCGCAAGCCCGTCAAGGTGTGGGACGGCACGCAGTGGGTGATCAAGCCGGTCAAGGTCTGGGACGGCAACGCCTGGAAGATCATCGCTTGAACCCTGGAGGTCGTCATGACGTGGCGACCGAAGGACCGGCGTGGCCCGACCTGCGGGTACACATTCCGCGGATCGAGCTGCGGGCGGCGCGGTGCGCACTACTGCCAGCAACGGGCCGACCGGGTGGTCCGGTTCTTCATCGAGATGTTGGTGCACACCCGGGGCGTGCACGCCCGCCGCCCGTTCATCCCGGACGACTGGCAGGAACAGGAGATCATCCGCCCCCTGTTCGGCGAGGTGATCTACAGCGCGGAACACCAGCGGTACGTGCGGCGGTACCGGATCGCGTACATCTGTGTTGCCCGCAAGAACGGGAAATCCGAACTGGCAGCAGCGATTCAGCTCTACATGCTGTGCGGCGACGACGAGGATGCGGCCGAGGTCTATAGCGCAGCTAAGGACACCAAGCAGGCGGGCAAGGTGTTTGATCCGGCCGCGCGCATGGTCCAGCTCAACCCCGACCTGGGCAAGATCTGCAAGCTGTACAAGAACGCCCGCCGCCTGGTGGTGGAGCGGACCGCCAGCGTGTACGAGATCCTGACGGCGGACGCTGCGGGCGAGCTGGGCCACAACCCACACAGCTTCAACCTGGACGAGGTGCTGGCCCTGCCGGACGCCTCGCTCTGGGAGGCCATGACCACGGCGGTCGGGGCCCGCGCCCAGGAACTGATCTTCGCCACCACCACCGAGACCAACGACAGCGCCTCGTTCGGTGCTTCGCTGATCGAGGAGGCGGAGAAGATCCAGGAGGACCCGGCCCGCGCGCCGCACGTGTTCGCCTACGTGCGCAAGCTGCCCGCGACCACCGAGGGGATCGCGCACCTGCGGGCGGTGTTCGCCGGACACCCGCACCTGCCGATCAGCAACGACCCGTTCGATGAGGCCAACTGGAAGTGGCCGAACCCCGGCCTCGACTCGTTCAAGTCCCGGGAGGCGCTGCGCCGCCAGGCCATGGACGCCCGGGACAAGCCCGAGCGGGAGAACGCCTTCCGCCAGTTCCAGGTGAACCAGCGAGTCCAGCAGGTCACCAGGTTCATCCCGATGGAGCTGTGGGACCAGAACACCGGCGACCTGATCATGAACCCCGAGTGGAACTGGGAAACGTTCCGGGGCATCACATGTCACGCCGGACTCGACCTGTCCTCCAAGCTGGACATGACCGCCTGGTCGCTCCAGTTCGCGGACGGCCGGGTCCGCTGGCGGTTCTGGCTCCCGGAGTCGGTGGTCCCGGCGTTGTCCGAGGCCACCGATGGCGCGCTGGAGACCTGGGTGCAACGGGGCTGGATCGTCGCGACCGAGGGCGACACGATCGACTACGAGCGGGTGATGGCCGACATCGCGCAGGACGTGGAGCGCTTCGTCATCGCGGACTGCGTCTACGACCGGTGGTCCGGTGAGCCGATCCGGCAGCGCCTGGAGGCCGAGACCGGGCTGACCATGATCGAGTCCGGCACCACGTACCAACAGATGACCGGACCCACCACCGAGGCCATGCGGTTGCTGATGGCCCACGAGATCAAGCACGGCGGTAACCCGGTGGCCCGCTGGCACGCGGACAACCTGGAGGTCAAGCGACCTCGCGATGATCCCGATCGGCTGCGGCCGGTCAAACCCGACCGCCAGGCCAGCGGCAAACGCATCGACGGCATGGCGGCCTGGTTCTTCGCCCTGACCGGCGTCCTGATGTCCAAGCCCGACCGCGTGTCCGCCTACGAGGACCCGGGAGCCCGAATCTGGGGGTGATCACGTGGGACGCATCCGCGAGTGGTTCTTCGGAACCCCGGAGAGCAAGAGCTTCCCCGCGAACCTGCCGACCGCCCCGGTGACCTACATGAACCCCGACCTCGGTCCGTTCGTGGTCACCACCAGCAACGGCACCGAGCTGCGCATCGACCTGTCCTGGTTGCACAACGCCAGCCCGGTGCAGATGTTCCGGTCGCAGCCCTACCTGCGCTCGGTGATCTCGTTCCTGGGGCGCAACGTCGCGCAGCTTGGCGTCGGCACGTTCCTGCGGGAGGGGGACGACAGCCGCCAGCGGGACGAGAACTCGGTGACGGCTCAGCTCCTGCGCAAGCCGAACCCGTACATGACCCGGTACGAGTTGTTCGACGCCCTGGTGTGCGACATTGCGCTCTGGGACGAGGGGTTCTGGTTCGTCCGCAAGGACAGCGCCCAGGCCAGCGGCTGGCGGATCGACCCGCTGCCATCGGCCTGGGTCACACAGGCCTACGACGGCAACGCCGCCATGCCCGGGTACTGGCAGGTCACCCAGCCGGGCAAGCCGACCGTGCAGATCCCGTCCAGCCAGATCGTGCACTTCCACGGTTGGAGCCCCGATTCCCTGGTCACCGGCACCAGCCCGATCGCCACGCTCAAAGCGATCTTGGAGGAACAGATCGCGGGCGTGCTGTACCGCAAGCAGCGCTGGGAGCGGGGCGCGCGGGTCGGTACGGTGATCAGCCGTCCGGCCGATGCCCCCCGCTGGAGCGAGGAGGCCGAGACTCGATTCCGCCGGGAGTTCAACGAGAAGTACGGTGGCGGAACGGGTTCCGATTCCGGTGGGACGCCGATCCTCCAGGACGGCATGACCATCAACCGCATCGGGTTCAGCGCCGTCGATGACGAGTACATCGAGGCGAACAAGCTGGCGCTGACCACGGTCGCCGCCGTGTACCACGTGAATCCCACGATGGTCGGCCTGCTGGACAACGCCAACTACAGCAACGTCCGGGAGTTCCGCCGGATGCTGTACGGCGACACCCTGGGTCCGTGGCTGGCCATGATCGAGGGCCGGGTCAACGGGTTCCTGCTGCCGATGATCGACGCGCCCGAAGAGCAGTACATCGAGTTCAACATCAACGAGAAGCTTCAAGGTTCGTTCGAGGAGCAGGCCGCCGTCGCGTCCGCCGCGATCGGTGGGCCGTACATGACCCGCAACGAGTACCGGGCCAAGCAGAACCTGCCGCCCATCGATGGCGGGGACGAGCTGATCGTCCCGATGAACGTCACCACCGGTGGCCAGGCCAGCCCGCAGGACGGTCTCTCGCAGGTGGTGCAGTCCACGTTCGCCCCCTACGCGGACGACACGCTACGTCGCTCCTGGGGGGTCACCTACGACGCGGGCGGGTGGTTGTCCCCGCCCACCGGGAATCGGACAGCAGCGGCCAGCACAGGCGCGCCCATGGCCAAGATGGGCGCGACCCAACGCCAGGTCAACGGCACCGCCGAGGTGCTGCGCCGGTTCTACAAGCGGCAGGGCGCGGTCGTGCTCACGGCCCTGGGCACCAAGTCCGACGAGGACTGGTGGGACGAGGATCGCTGGGACGAGGAGCTGGCCGACGATCTGTACGCCGTCGCGTACCGGGTCAACAAGGACCTGGGCGGCAAGCAGATCGATCACCTGGGTCTGCCGGACCCGTTCGACCCCGAGGCCAATGCCGACTACCTGCGGGCGGTCATGGCCACCCGGGCGATCTCGATCAACGCCACCACCAAGGCACAGATCGATGACGCGCTGAGCCGAGCGGGCGAGGACGACGCGCCAACCCCGAAGGACGTGTTCTCCAGCGCCCAGGGCGAGCGGTCCACCACCGGCGCGCAGTCCCTGATGACCACGGTCGCGGGCATCGCGATCGAGGAGGCGGGCAAGCAGGCCGAGACGCAATCCGGCGGGGAGGCGACCAAGACCTGGGTCGTCACCAGCACCAACTCCCGACACCCGGAGATGGACGGGGAGACCGTGCCGATGAACGAGAACTTCTCGAACGGCGCGGCCTGGCCGGGCGATGCCTCGCTCGGCCCGGACGAGACCAGTGGCTGTACCTGCGAACTGGTGATCAATCTCAACTAGCCCTTGGAGGGGCCATGCGCACCAAGACGTTCCCGGCCCGAATCAAGCTGGCTGGAGACGCGGACGGCACCGAGCTGGAGGACGCGGCCACCGATTCCGAGGTGGGCCAGTTCGAGGCGCTGGTGTCGGTGTTCGGGGTGAAGGACAGCTACGGCGAGGTCGTCATGCCCGGCGCGTTCACCAAGACGCTGGCCGACTGGGAGGAGTCCGGCGATCCGATCCCGGTCTACTGGTCGCACCGGATGGACGAC